TTCTCTTTCGATTTGGCAGCATCCTGTGCCTTCTGCGCAGAAGGTCTCACCCTGTCAAATCTAGGGTCATAACTTGCCCTTGCACGAATATCTCTATCTCTAATGTCTGCCATTTAAATGGTTTTTAGTTATTTAGCCGCCAACTTTGAAATCTCTAATAGGCAACATCATAACATCTCTAAGTTCTGATGGGTAAATTTCGTAGATACCATCAGATATTACTTCACTTGCAAGATAATTTCTTATTGATTGACCCTTCCCCAACCAATGAAAGTTCTGTCCAACCCATCCATTTTCGGAGACGTTACGAATTTGAACCACAGGATTTCTATCATATCTAATCCCTGGTGTGATCGCAACATATTTGTAGACGTACAGTTTTCCTGGGATTGGTGCATCTGATTTCTCTAGAACTTCAAGCAACTGATTCATAACAATATCTGGATCTCTAACACCAATCATTCTATTCGTGATAACACGAACTCTATTGCGATTTTCGTCAGTATCTGTGGGTCTCTGTGCAGATTCTGCTGCTGCTTTCGCTGCTCTCTGCTCAGCAAGTTTCCTTCTCTGTGATTGAAGTAGAGTTTCTCTTTTTGCCATTACTTGATACCGAGTTCTTTCTCCGTCATTACTTTGAACTCCCACATTCTGTCTTCACAGAAATCTTTTGCTGCTTTCCACTTTGCCTGATTCTTAGCATACTCATATGCTTCGTTCAGGTATTTTTTTGTCTGTCTTTTTGGTTTGGGTGGAGGAGCACATTGTCTCATAGGTTTCACTTCAATTAGAGATGATCTGATCCTGCCATGAATATCTTTGTACTTGACAAAGAAGTCTGGAAAGTAACGATGAACCTTATTATCAATAGGAGAACGATATGGAATGCAGAACTCTTCAGACTGCCACTCTAAAACATTTTCATTCGTGTCACAATAGACCATAAACTTGCGTTCCCAGAGAGAACGATATATGATATTAGTTGGATCTCCTTTATATTTCTTTGGATAGGAAGGTTTGTATTTTCCCTTGTATGACATCTAAATAACTATAACAATCAATTATAAGATATTTAGAGTGCCTAGACCATTACCTAAAAAAATATCTCAGATCAAACCAACACTTTCTAATGTTGCACTAACATCTCATTATGCTGTTGAGTTTGGTGGTCTTGCTGGTAACTTGAGAAAACACCTTCGTGACAGAGGTATTGATTCAAGATATATCACAGAATCAATTGGTCTATTGTGTAGTAGAGCACAACTACCAGGAAGTGGATTTGCAACTGCAGATGTTGTTGGAAACTTCCCAGGTGTTGCAGAAAAGTTTGCACATACAAGAGCGTTTACTCCTCTGAGTTTAGAATTTTATGTTGATAACTCATACAGATCTCTGAAGTTTGTTGAGCACTGGATGGAGTTCATTGCTAGTGGATCAGAAACTGGTCAAGACCAAATTGATGAGCGTTATAATGGATATTACTTCAGAATGAAGTATCCGATTGAATATAAGTGTGATGAAACAAGAATTATTAAATTTGAAAAAGATTATAAGAGATATATTGAATATAGATTTTTCAAACTGTTTCCACTTTCTTTAGACTCTACTACTGTTTCATATCAAGGGTCTAATATATTGAAGGCAACTGCAACATTTCAATATGATCGTTATATGTCTGGTCAATCAAGATCTATTGACTTCTTCTTAGGAACAGATAGTAATAAAAATCCACCACCAGAGGGAACCGGACGAGGAGATAGTGCTAGAGGAACTCAGAATGAAAATACAAATGATCAAATCAACGCTGCTTTGAGGAATGTGAATGATTCCAATACCACTTCACCAAGATCATTGGATAATGCCAGTAATTTTAACAGAAATGCGGTCAACTATCTGAATTCAAGTAGAACATTTATTTCAGAGTACAGACCTGTATAACCCATCTAAATAATTTTACTGAATTGTTTAGGATATTATGCCTTTACCAAAAATTTCTACACCAACGTATGAGTTGGTGATTCCTTCTACTAAGAAGAAAGTAAAGTATAGACCATTCTTAGTTAAGGAAGAAAAAGTCCTCATTATCGCTATGGAAAGCGAGGATATGTCTCAAATTGCTAATGCAGTAAAAGACGTAATTAAATCTTGTATTATGACAAGAGGTGTGAAAGTAGAAGAACTTTCCACATTTGATATTGAATATTTGTTTCTCAACATTCGTGGTAAGTCTGTTGGTGAAGAAGTGGAAGTTATGGTAACTTGCCCAGACGACGGATCTACAAAGGTACCTGTCACTATAAACTTGGATGAAATTCAAGTCAAGTTTGACAAGGATCATTCTAGAGATATCAAACTTGATGATACATTGACTCTGAGGATGAAATATCCATCAATGGATGAATTTGTTAAAAATAACTTTACGGTGACTGACGTAAACATTGATGAAACATTCAATGTTATTATGGCATCTATTGAACAGATTTATAGTGAAGAGGAGTCTTGGTCTACAAGTGATTGTACCAAGAAAGAACTTCGTGAATTTGTTGAACAACTGAGTTCAAAGCAATTCAAAGAAATTGAAAACTTCTTTGGAACAATGCCTAAACTTTCCCACTCACTTACAGTAAAGAATCCAAACACTGAAGTTGAAAATGAAGTAGTGCTTGAGGGATTAGCAAGTTTTTTCGTGTGAGTATGGCTCATACGGATCTTGAGTCATACTTTAGAATTAATTTTGCTTTGATGCAACACCATAAATACTCATTGACGGAGTTAGAAAATATGATACCTTGGGAGAAAGATATTTACCTTGCTTTCCTCCAACAATACATTGAAGAAGAAAACTTAAAAGCGCAGCAACAGAATGGTCAGTAGTTTCCCAATTATAGGTAGGAGATCAACGGTATCCACTGCTGCGTTTACCGGTAGGGCAACTGCGCCCGTTCAACAAGATCCAGTAACAACTAAATTACTGAATCAAAATTCATTACAACTTGGATTGGTTGCTGCTCAGATAACCAATCTCAACACTCAAGTTGCAAGTCTGAATACAACGTTGCAGGCAATAAGCACAGGTTTAGCAACTTCACAGGCAGTTGAAAGGCAGAAAGAGGAAGCAGAACAGGCAAGAGAATCAAGACTGGCACAAGAGCAACTTCGCCAGGGACAAGAAAGTTTAATTGAGAAAAAGATTGAAGCTGCTGCTACAGCACCAGCACAGAAGTTAGCAACGAAAGCATCATTTACATTAGGTAATCTTGGACAATTCTTTTTATCGCTTGTTGGTGGTTGGTTAACCTCTCAAGCTATTGATGCTATCAATGCTGGTGCTGAAGGAAATAAGGATAAGTTACAGGAAATAAAAATAAATGTTCTGAAAGGTCTGGGTGTCATTACAGGAGTATTCGTTGCTTCTAGACTCGCACTCAGAGCATTGTCAGGAGGATTTGGTAGATTAGCTATAGGACTCACTGCAGCTGCTGCTATAGGATTATTCACAGCACCAGGACAACAATTTCTTGAGCTCTTAGCTGAAGCTTATAAGTATATCAGAGAAAATGTTCCTGGGGGACAACTCTTACCAGAATTACCACAACAACAACCAAACGCAAATAAACCACCAGGGCAACAGCAAGGTCAACAAGGTAATCAGGGCAATCAATCTAATCAACCAAATGCAAATAAACCACCTGGACCACAACAATTTGCATTAGGTGGTTTAGTAGAGGGAACACCAGGCATTGATCAAATTCCAGCAATGCTGACTGATGGTGAATTTGTCATGCCTCAAAGTAAAGTCAGACAATATGGTTTAGACTTTATGGAGTCTATTCGTTCTGGCAATACTCTTTTTGCTGAAAACGATAATAAAGATGAGTTTGTTCCAAGAGACAAAGAAAAACCATTTGATGTTAATTTAGAAGCAAAACAGACTGAACCCGCAAATATTCCTTTGGAAGGTGATGCATCAAGAGGATTGGAACCAGGTCAAATAAGTCCTGGTGATACAACACTATCTGAAATGGGATATAGTGTTGATGAAGTTCAGGGGATGATCAATGAAGAGAAATATATCGGTAAAACTGGAAATCTTCCATCATCAAATATTACACCAATAATTAAAGCACAAAAAGTGGCAGAAAGAGTTTCTGAACCACCTCAAGAAGATCCGATTAATATTGTACCAATACCAATTCCACCATCTGGTGGAGGTCAATCTAATCAACAGTCTGTTCCTGCTGCATCTGGAAGTATTGGAGGTATTCCCGTCTTTGCTACAAGTGATTCTTCCAATATGTACGTTTTGACTACAAAAACAATCTTTAACGTTCTCTGATAATGGCACAAAAAGCTCTATTAAAAAATAGTGATAGTTTAGGTAACATCAGAAAGTCCTTGATGTCTTTTGGGGATGGACTGAGAAGTGCTAATTCAACTTCTAGTAAAATAGTATCTGATTTAAATTTAAGTAATAGAGAAAAGCAGAGAGCGATTTTAAGAGCAGATCAGATATTTGAAACAAGAAGACAAGCAGTTCAACGAAGAGAACGTGAAGACGTAATTGAAGCAGGTAAAATTGGATCTCTTACCACTAGAGCAACAAGAACCATTACCTCCTCAACAAAGGGATTCCTTGGAAGAGTAATGGACTTTGTTGGAACTATTTTTGTTGGTTGGATTTTAACCAATCTACCAACAATTATCAAACAAGTTCAAGGATTGATTGGAAGAATTCAAGAGTTGCAAGTAATATTGCAAAGTTGGATTGATAATGTTCAAGAGTTTTACACCGACTTCACCGCACAACTTGACACTTTTCTTGAGAGAATTTCCTTCGTTTTAGACAACACTCCATTGACGGAGGCTGACAAAAACAGCAACAAACTTAAGAGTTCTGTGAACACAATTGAAAAAGACTTCAATAGAATGATCCAAGGATTCAAAGACTTTGATTTAAAAGAATTTTTATTTGGTAAGAAAGAAGAACCACCTGCTGGTACTACTGGTAGTAATACTGGTAGTGGTTCTACTAATACTTCAACTGGTGCTGGTAGATATACTCCAATTCTGAATGTGATTGCAAAAGGTGAAGGAGGATACACTTCTATCGCACCTGGAGATGAGAATCCAGATCTTACATCTATGACAATTGAAGAGGCAAGTAAAGCAAAAGGTGTGAGACCTAATAATCCTGGAACAGGTGCTATTGGTAGATATCAACTTACTTCCCCAATAAAACAAGCACAACTGGCAGGTCTTGATGTTAAGACGGATTTATTCAGTCCAGAAAATCAAGATAAAATTGCTATAGCATTGATTAAAGCACGCGGAATCACCGCAGATATGATTATAAACAATCCTGAAGAAGCAGGAAAAAGACTTGCAATGGAATTTGCTGGTGTTCCAGTTTTAGCGCCAGTTTTTTCCAAATATGCAGGAAGAACTGTAAACAGAGGAGAAAGTTTTTATGAAGGATATAATGGTAATTCTGCAAAAATTGTAACACCAGAAGATGTTGAAGCAGCGTTCAAAAAATTTGGTCAAGCAAAAGTAACACCAAATGTAAACAGAAACACAAAATATTCTAAAGGACAGAATATATCTAGTGTTGTTGGACAAAATGCAACAGTGACCAGTCTTCAGGGAATGAGAACTAATCCAATTACTGGACAGCAAAGTTATCACTCAGGTATTGATATTGGTTGTGATCCTGGTCTTTACATCTCATTGAAAGTTGACTCTGAAGTTGTTGGATCTAAATTTGATCCTGGATATGGAAACGTTATTGACTTGTGGGTGCCTTCTTTAGGTGTTCAAATGAGATTCGCACATAATAGTAGAATCATTATTACAAGTGGTAGTGTCCCTGCAGGAACTTCATTTGCAATCACCGGCAATACAGGAAGGTCTACAGGACCACACATTCACTTTGAAGTTGATAGTAGAAGAAATAGAACTGGATATAAGAGCAATATGGTTCCAGATCCATATGTTGCTATGATTGAATTGACAACTGCCGAAATTAAAGGCAATAATACGGCAAGTTCTTTTAGAAGATCTTCAAATCAACCACTTATATCGTCAACCGCAAATCGCACAACCACTCAAAAGAGTGTAACTCCAGTTAAAAACCCAAGAACTATTCCGATACCAATACCATCTCCAAACAATACAACTCCTCAACAACAACCAGCAATAGGTGGTGGAGGATCTCAATCAATAGCATTCAATTCTGGAGATCAGTTAAATAACTTTGTAAGTCTCATTCTCTTGGCAGAACTAGGAAACGTATAATGTCAGCAGCAACAGATAGTTCCAAGTACGAAGAAATAATCATAGAATCTTCAACTGATAAGAATAGAACTATTGACCTGAGACTTGGTGTTCAGTCAATAGAATATTATGAAGATGTATTCTCACCAACAATAACTGCTAAACTTCTTGTGACTACCACAGGAGATGCAATTGATAATAAGGGAATATATCAAGGATTACCTTTGAGGGGTGGTGAAAGAGTTTCTATAAAAATTCAAGGAAATACGGATTCTAATCCAGGACTAGATTTCTCTAGGGATGGGAAACAGTTATATGTTTCTAGTATTACCAATGTTGTTCAAACTGATCAGTCGGAGACTTTTGTTCTTAACTTGTGCTCCAGAGAAGCAATCACAAATGAGACTTCTAGGGTTCCAGTGAAGTTCCCAACATCATCACCAATATCTGTCTCTGCTGAGGAAATAATTAGAAAATATTTGGTTACTAATAAAACTCTTGATATTGATAAGACTTCAAATAAGTATGGTTTTATTGCTAATATGAAGAAGCCATTTACATTACTTACTTGGTTAGCATCAAAAGGTGTTCCAGACATTAGTGGAGATGGTACTGCCGGATACTTTTTCTTTGAGACAAAAGATGGGTATCATTTTAAGTCTGTTGATAAATTGATTAGTCAAGATAAAGTTGCAACTTATAATTCAACACAAATCGCTGACTCTAGTAATGATCAAAACTTTCAAATTTTGAATCACGCCATTAGTAGAAATAATAATCTCCTAGAAAAACTTCGTCTTGGAACATATTCCAGTCAAAGAGCATTCTTCAATCCACTTACATTTGCATTCACACATCCAAAGAAAGGTACATTTAAGTTAGAAGATTATTCTGGTAAGTCAAAGAACCTTGGAGAAACTTTCAAACTTCCACCTATAAAAGAGGGTGCAAAAGATACTCTTGGAGATATTCCAAGTAGAATGATTACAGGTATCGTTGATATTGGAACTCTTGAGAAAGACGTTTCTGTTGAAGAAAACGCTGATCCTTTCCAGTATCAGTCTCAAGCAATTATGAGATATAATATATTATTCACTCAGACTATGACATTAACATTACCTTCCAATACAAATTTGAAAGCAGGTGATGTAATTGAGTGTCTATTTCCCAAAACAACAGTATCAGATAAGAAAGAGTATGATCAGGACCAAAGTGGTCTATATATGATTAAAGAACTGTGTCATCATTTTGACACTGAGGGATCATATACTTCAGTGAAACTGATTAGAGATACATTTGGTCAATACGGAACAAATAACAAGTAATTACAATGTTAGAGGAGTCTTTACTTAAAACTAATTTTATTGGAAGAGATGGATTTCGTTGGTGGATCGGTCAGGTTGCACCACAGGAAGCACAGAAAAGTCAAGTAAGTGGTGGTGGATGGGGAAACCGTTTCAAAGTTCGTATTCTTGGTTATCACCCATATAGTGTGGTTGATCTGCCTGATGACGATCTTCCTTGGGCACAAGCACTTTTAGGTTGTACCGATGGTTCTGGTGCTGCAAACAGAGGAACTTCTGTAAAGATTTCACCTGGTGATTCTGTTCTTGGATTTTTTCTTGATGGGGACAATGCACAGATCCCTGTCATACTTGGTGTATTTGGTCGTACACTTTCCGTACCATCAGAAGATTATGTAAGTCCATTCGTTCCTTTCACAGGATATACTGGAAGAGTAAAGAATGATGGTTCAAAACTTGCAAAGAATGAATCAAATGAACAGAATGCTAGTTCTGCTAAGTCTCCACGTTCTGTAGATAAAAAAACAGTAGATAAACTCAATGAAAGAGTTAACACTGATGATAATCCAGCGACAAAGGAAGTATCAGCATCCAATACGATTGGTCAGAAGGTAACAGCAGCTTCGTCAGATAAAGATAGTGCTGTACAAACAATCAAAAATGATGTTGATAACTTTGTTAAAAAGATTTCAGCAATTAGAGAGGGTATTCAGGCTGGTATTACCTCTGTTACTGATTTTGTAAGCAACAAAAAGCAAGCACTATTCAGAGAAATTGATAGTATGACTGCGAGTATACAGAAGGGTACTACTCGTATGATCAATGATATGACAATGAACTTGACAAAGAAATTGATACCTACTCTTAATGGTGGTTTACAAGTTTTATATGATCAAGTTTATAATTTAGTTTTTGCTGCAACTCAGAGTTCTGCTGCGGCAGAGAAGGCAGGAACTATTGCTCAAGCACTTTTTATTGGACCAATTAAAAAATTATCCGATGCAATACCTTGTATTGCTAATAATGTAATAAATGGTATTGGCGAAACTATCAAGGGTCTTTTAACCAGTGTAGCAGATAATGTTACAAACTTTGTCTCCTGCATAGGAGATCAGGTTGTTGGTGCCTTGATGAATCAAATTATAGGTAGTGTTACCAAGTTCTTAGCACCATTGATGGGTGGTTTGGACAAAATTTTACAAGGATTCTCTGTATTAGATTTTTTCAGAAAGACTGGAGATTCTATTTTAGGTCTTGCGGATAGACTTGGTTGTAATGAGATTGCACCAGAATATGATCTTGCATCTAATGAATGGGTTATTGGTAAAGGAACAACAGATAAAGTTGGTGTTCCAGTAAATGAAATTTTAGAAACTGCAAATGAAGCGCAATCAATCGCAGATTCCGCTATCAATGTAGTTCAAGATATTGCTGAAGCAACAGGTTCTCTTGGTGTATTTGATTTTATGAATCCAAGTGTTTCTGTTCCAGGATTCAAGAGTGCTCTGGGAAATTGTTTCGCTGGTTTTCCAGAACTTGGTGGTTGTGGCGGCACAAAGATCAAAATTTTTGGTGGAAGTGGAAAAGGTGGTACTGCAAATGCAATCTTTGGTGCTATTGAAAGTATCGCAAACGGTGGAAGAGGTTTAACTGGAAGTCTTATTGGTGTTGATCTTGTAAACGGTGGTGGTGGATATACGTTCCCACCGTTCGTAGAGATTGTAGATGAATGTGGAAGCGGATACGGAGCTACTGCAAGAGCAGTGATTGATTACGATGAAGATTCTCCAACTTATCAACAGATCACTGATATTTACATTGTAACCGAAGGTGAAAACTATGTGATAGGTGATGACCTTAGTGAGTACGTACCAAATGACACAAACGGACCATTGGTTGTATTCCCTGGTTCTGGATATTCCCCAGATGACACAGCATTTGATAGTAACGGTAATGAGTATACGGTGAATGTGGACGATGCTGGAGGTATCATCAATGCAACACGTATAGGTGATGGAGTTTCTATCACATATAAACCAATTGATAATTTGGTTACGTTTGATGTAAGAACTAAAACAGGTTCTGGTGCTATATTCAAACCAAGACTTATCAAGAGACCTGAAGGATATCAAGGTGAAGTCAAACGTGTTGTTGATTGCATTTCAAATGAAAACAATCTTGTTGGATATGTTGATGGTAAAGAATATTATGGTCCATTCCACGTTCATCCAACTAATGGAAGAAAAATGGTTGGATCAAAGCATACTCAAGTAGCACACAAATACATATATGATACTCCTGAGGCAAGTCTTGGGTCTAGAACTTCATCAGTTAATACTACAACTCGGGTAAATGTAGAGACTGCAACAACTGAAACGACAACAACTGCTACTACACCTACACCCACACCAGCTCCCACACCAACTCCGCCACCATCATCACCAACACCAACTCCTCCACCATCACCACCACCAAGTTCTGGTGGAGGATCAAGTTCTAGTGGTGGATACTAAATATCTAAAAAGAATTATATAAATGGCACACGATCAGAACTGGGAAAAAAGACAATTTGTTAGTTTTAGTCCACAGTTTAGAATTGATGTAAATAATCCACAAACAGGATTCAATGGTCCAGGGATCTATGACTTGTACGGATATACTGAGAATGGAGATGTATCTCTTTCTGGTATGATGGCAGGTGGTATCTATCGTCTTTACAACGATAGAACCATTGAAATTATTGGAGGTGCAAACTCTGAGCGTGGTGGTGTTGATATTTGTATCACTGGTATGAAGGGAAGTGTCCTTATTACTGCTCAAGAAAATGGTGAAGTATTAATTAAGGGTGCAAAAGTCACTATAGAGGCTAAAGGTGACTTAAATCTGAAGAGTGGTGGTAATATGAAGTTGGATTGTGGTAAAAAATTTGACATTAAGGCTCAAGAAGCATACTGTGATGCACCACACTCTTATGGAGACGATTGTATCGCCACACAAGATAATGCAAACAATCTACTAAATTTATCATATAAGGGTCTTAAAGCAGAGGGTATTGCTAGGGCAGCAGCTGCTGCGGCAGGTGGACCTGGTGCCTCACTCGCAGTTTCTGTTGCATCAAAGGCAATCAAAGGACTAGGTTAGTATGTCGTTTATCAATATAAATCAAACTAGTTTTGACCATACCTTTCAATCTGAAGTTACTTTTTTAAGTAATTCATTTTTTCAAGCTGATGCAATCGTATCACAAAATTCAAAATTAGATGTAAAGGGATCTTCAAATTTTGATGGTGTGGCAGAATTTAAAAACACACTCTCTGTAGACTCAACTACAACACTTGCGGACGTAAATGTTACAGATATAACTGCACAAAGGTTGGTAGTTACATCCTCTGCAAGTATTGCGGGTTTAACAACTGTCAATGATCTTAAGGTTGATGGTGAATTAAAAGATGGTTCAGGAACCTTCGGTAGTGCAGGTCAGGTTCTATCATCAGACGGAACTGATTTAGCATGGATTAATACATCTGATGCAAACGTTGGATCGGCAACAAATGTTGGAGTTAATCTTGACAGCACTAATTCAGATCAGTGGTTAGCATTTGTTGGTGCAAGTAGTAACAACCAACCAATCAGAGTTAATAATACAATACGAGTCAATCCTAGTACCTCTTCTATTGGAGTTGGGGTTGCTCCATCTACGCAGTTGCACATCAAACAAGTAGCAAGCACTGCACCAATTTTAAGAGTAGAAGCGACTAGTACTAATCCAGAATTAGATCTTAAAAGTGCTAATAGTGGTACTGCTAAAATTAAGTTCTCTGATGATAATGATGCAGCAGGTTCCATAGTCTACGATCATGGACACAATAAAATGAAGTTCATGATTGATACCACTACTTCCTTCTGGATCAGTCCTAATGCACACTTCAGATTATTTGAAGCATTTGAGGACGGAAGTGGATCTGCAGGAACATCAGGACAAGTTCTTTCATCTACAGGAAGTAAGACTGCTTGGATCAATACTTCTGACGCCAATGTTGGTTCTGCAACTAATGTCGGAACAAATGAAGACGGAACTAACGCTAATCAATATGTAACTTTTGTTGAAAATAAGACTGGTAATAATCCGATTAGAGTTGATGAGGGTTTAAAGTACAATCCGAACTCTAATACACTAACTGTTGGAACAATTGCTGCTACTACTTTTAGTGGAATTCCAGATTCTTTCCCTTCAGGTGGTATTATTATCTGGTCTGGTGCGGCGAACAATCTTCCAAATGGTTGGAGTCTCTGTGATGGTCAAAACGGCACACCAGACTTAAGAAATAGATTTGTTGTTGGTGCTTCTACTGGAACTGGAGATACAACATATCCAGGACTTTCTGTAAATGCTACTGGTGGTAGTGCTAATGCAACACTGGTAAGTCACTCACACACAGTTGATAATCATACTCACAGTGATGGAACTTTAGTAGTAGATAATCACTCTCATAGTGTGAATATCAATACTAATAATAATTCACATACTCACCATCACATTATGCCTGGTGATGACCAACTTACGTTTGCTAATGGGCGTGCTGGATGGAGTAATCGTAGTGCTGCATCATATCCATATGATGCAAACAGTTCCACCAGTGGTGGTGGACAGATGTGGCGTACATCAGATAATAGTCACACTCACAGTCACAATGTCAGTGGTAATACTGGAGGTTCTGCACCAGGAATTAGTGGTTCTACTGGAGGTTCTGCACCAGGAACTAACTCTCAAGGTTCTACTGCAACTAATGCAAACTTACCACCATACTTTGCACTTTGTTATATTATGAAGGATTGACGCCGTACCAAAAGAGTGTTATAATATCTGGGTAATCAAGAAAAGCACATGAACGAAACTTATGTTGCTGGCGTCGTTATCGATGTCTGCACTCGTTCTTTTCTTCTCCTTAGCGATGGAGGAGATGAGAAAATGGTAGAATGTGAAACTGCTGAGCAGTTTATGAATGTGTTGGAGGTTTGCACTAGCAATCTCAATGATGATCAAATCGAGTATGCTGATCTAGCGATCAAGGAGTAATATGGAAGTATTCACCATTAAAGAATGGGAAGATAATTTTGATGATCTCTTTGCGAGAGTCGAAAACGGAGAAACCATCGGTATAGTAAGAGAAGATGGTCAAGCAGCAGTAATGATGCCTGCAGATGAAGCAGATTTTCTGCGAATACACACAACAGAAAATAACGACGCTGATTGATGTATTCGGGAGCATAGCTTAACGGTTAGAGCGGGCTCCTTATAAGGGCTTAGTCTGGGTTCAATTCCCAGTGTTCCCATCTG